ATCCTGGTCCCTAAACCATTCATTGTAAATCAAATTGTAAGCTCTAAATGGCAGGGCGTTCACCGACAGTTCCTTGTCGTTTGTGCCATATGGCAAAGGAATTCCGAGGTAGTTGGCGATCTGATGTACTTCTCTGTGCTCAGCTTTCAACACCACTTGAGGTACCAAATAGTCAATTTCTTCTTCTGGAGATTCTTGTTCTCCGCAAAACTTTTTCCAATTTCGCCATACCAGGCGATAGGGTATATAAAACCAAAATGTGTCAAGATACAATGTATCCATTGGAGGAACCAATGCTGACGATAATCGTGCAAACACTGTTCCTTCCATCTTAAATGTGTCGCCAGGTAAAACTTCGGCCTGAAAAATAGGTATAAGGTAACCGGCATTGCCGGTGGTTTTATGGCTGTGTGGTATTCTAAATGTAGACCTTTGAATATCCGCTTTCGGGGTTTGAGCCAGGTTATACTGGTATGCAGTTTTCATAAATCTTCCTTTCTTTTTCGTCAGACGGTGTCACTAAACCCCATTATATCAAGTATAATGGGGCCCCCAAGTTTAGTTTCTTCTTCTCCGTATCAGGTTTAATAAACCCGATACGCCGACTATTATATACACTACACAATCAACTATTGTCTTTATTGTTTCCGGTATCTCTGCCGCTACTGTCGCTATCGTATCCATTGTTAACCCTTTCTGCTATTTCTTTAAGATAATCAATCTCTTTCTTCTCAACAACCTTCTCTTCGACTATTCCGAGACTCTTTGCCTTCGCATAATTATGAGGATCTGCTAAAAATCTCAAGAAACGATCTGGATCATTACCAAACTCCTCACGAATCTTCGCCGGCAGCATTTGAAATTGCTCCTTCGCAGCCTTTATCTTATTCAGCGACTGCACCAGATCTGGACCGACTTCGCCAAACTGGACTTCTCTTATAAGAGCAGTCGGAAGAACTCCAGTCTTTTGATACCGCGAAACTATACTATTTATATTAGTCTCACGCTCAAAATGTTGCTGTGTTTGATCTTCTTCCCGCGGGATGTCAATTACGGGATGGACATGAGTTGTAAAATCGTATTGTTTTTTCGCAACAAGCATTTTCTACTCCTTTTTCAAAGAATCCTTCGCATCTTTACCAGTTAGGATAAGAACTGGCGCCTGCGGATTGATTAATCCACTCATCTCGTCAAATTCGCCGATGAAATACAGGTTAAAATCCTCAGGATACTGAGAGATTATCGACTTCTCACTCTTCATACCTTGCATAAAGGCACGTTGAGCGTCGATGGTGTTTGACATAGTAAACGGGTCGTAGTGTGCTCCACTTTTTTCGTCTTTTATCACAAATACTTTTTTCATTTAAACTTCTCCTTTTTTCTGTCTGATAATAGTTTTTTATACTGTTCTTTGGCAAGTGTCCGTTGCCAATCCGGCTCCTCATGTTCGATTGCGTAGTTTCTCCTTTCCAGTTGAATTTCCTCAAAATGCTCATCAAAATGTTTTTTATAAAATTCATCATAAAACTTTGGCGGTCTCACAACAAATCCATCTTTCACGACAAATTTGTCTTTGTTGTATACATCTTTATAATATCGTTTTATAAAATCGTGTCCGAGTCCTGGACGATTCGACATTGTCGCGTACTCAGGAACTCTATCTCCGTATACCTTATCTCTCAGTTCGCCATATAACTTTTTTGTTGCGTACTTCGCGCAATATAGCGCAGACTCAGGAGTAAGGGCACCAACAGTATGAAAACCGTAACTCTCTTTTGTCTTCGGATCAGACCAAACTTCTTGAATTCTTGGGTTTATATACATTTTATAATCTGTTTTCTCAGAATAAGTTATCTCCACGTTATCATGGAGAAGAGGACCAAAAAGAATCATATGATGATGAGGATTTACGTTTTTTTCTCCGTATTCACCACACTGGAAGAACCGTATCCTGCATTTGCCGAACTTCTTCCTTAACCGTTTCATAAAGTCTGTGAATCGCTTCTTATCTAAGGTTGGCAGTCCAGATTCGCTTACTGGACGAAACTTTTCATTGTATGTTAATGTAACAAAATACGCATTCTCTTGCGTAATCTGTTCACTAAGAATACGGACAGCCCATTCTTTCTGTTTATCGGCCTTGCAGCCGATACATCTACCACAAGGTATTTTTATCTCTTTATCGTACCTTGGGTCATCTCCTTTATAGCGTTCTTTCACATTAAACACCAGGCTTCTCTTTCCAGAAGGGTTAATTTCATTACTAAACCAGGCTGATACCGGATGAAAACAAGCCATAACAACTTCCTAGCGTTCACAAGGCTAATTGAATTACTTCTTATACCCCCCTAACCTCTACGAGGTTCCCCCCAGTGGGGGGAGAGGCTCCTACCTTTGCTTCATCCACAGCAAACAACAATTTGGCTTGGGGACATAGCATGATTGAAGGTTACAGCCTGAATCCACCTCTCTGCGATTGAGGTTGGACATTTTTCACTACAGCTTTATTACCTGCAGCAAATTTCTTCTTACTTTCCTTCTTTGTCAACTTTTTTCTGTTGCTCATCTTCATCCTCTCTTCTTAAGTGATTGTATATACCATGATACATTAAAGCCTTTGAAATAGCTCTTTGCATCTCAGATTCAGTGTAAACACGTTTCTTCGGAGGCAGATCTTCTGCGTAAGAACCTTCTTCGTAGAAATGTGCCAGGTAATTCATGTACTCTTTCATAACTCATATCTCCTTTGGTGTCACCTAC